TCACGCCACCAACCCCTCCAACGCCTCAGCAAACGCCGCAGAACTCGACCGCGCCACATACGCCTGCCGCGTCATAGCCTCCGACGCATGCCCCAACTGCACCGAAGCCTCCGACAACCCCAACACCTGATCAAGATGCGTCGCCGTCGTTTTACGGAGCACATGCCACGTCACCCACTCCAACCCAGACCCAGCCAAAGCCTTCTTCAGCTGGGCACGACTCGAGTTGTACTTCAGCGGCGCACCCCTGAACTCAAAGACGAACACGGCACTAGCCGCGGCATGCGCTCGCCGCCTCTGCAGCACCTTCAACACAAACACCGGCACCTGCAGGGTCCTTGGCTGATGAGTCTTCGTATCCGCCTGCCAGCCGACACCATGAATCAGCGTGCCGTTCACGGTCACAGTGCCAGCGTCCAGATCAACGTCCTCCCAGCGCAGGCCTGCACCCTCACCCCAGCGACAGCCCGTACCCAGCAGAACATCCACCAGATCAGCCAAATCACCAGAGACCAACGACCGGAGCTGCTGAACCTGCTCCAGGCTCAACGCCTGCACCGTCTTCTTCGTCCCCTTCACCGACCTCGTCGACAGCACAGGGTTATACGGCACCGCGCCAAGACGCACCGCCTCATCAAAAATCATGCGGAGCACCAGGCGCCGATTATGACGCGCAGACGGGGCAGAAACAGACCCCAAATACGAATCCAACCCACCAGCCGTCGCCTCACGCAACTGCAGAGACCCCAAATCACGACTCACCGCCGCCGCCAACAACCGATAGTTCCGAACCGTATTCTTCGACAATGAACTATCCAGACCACCCAGCCAACGCTCAGCCGCCTCACGAATCGTCATGCTCGCATTCACCGACTGACCAGCCGCCGGCAAACTCGACAACTTCAACTTCAGCTTCGTCTCAGCCGCCGCACGAGTCGCCGCCTGCGCCGTCACATCACGACGCACACCACGCTCATCACGAAAATACGTCCGCGCCCGCCACGTCTTCGCCCGCAACCGCCGCACAGTAATCACACCATGCGACCCAATAGGCAACGGATCCCTCACCATCGCTCATCTCCTTTCCTCCCCTCCAACCACGCAGAGAGAATCCTCGGGGTAACATCCAAATCAGCCGCCGCAGCAGACAAAGAATCAGGCGACACAGCCAACGCCGTCCGCACCGCCACAGGATCAAGAAGCCAGCCGGCGGCGGTCAGGTCTGCCCTGCGCTCGCGTTTGCGCGCGGCAACGTCGTCGATGGGGGCGTGAGTGTCGCCGTTGACGGCGTGTGCCAGCTCGTGTGCGATGACGCATCGGCGCTGGCGGTGTAGTAGCCCTGGGCTTGCGAGAATCGTCCTTGTTGTCTCATCCCAGAGAGCAAGCACCCCTGCAGGTGTTTGGGCATCAATGATGCGGATGCCCATCTCAGCGGCATGGGCATCTGGGTCATATGTATTTACAGAAGTCATGAGTGAATTGTGAATCGGTGATTTACAGGTGGAGGCTAAGTGCCGAAACCGGTCATAGCCCCATCTTCTTCTTGTGGGCGGTAGATGCCTTCAAACAGACATCCGCGGGGTCTACTCTAAGCGCTTCGCAGATTTGGTCAAACTCATTGGTGTTGAGAGGCGACGCGTCTTGGTTAACAGTGATGCTCAAGCGAGCTTTGCTAATTCCCGTTAAATCTTCCAGCATGCGCAGAGTCATACGTTGTCGCATGATTTCGGCGCGCAACTCCGCGTTAATGAGTTGGCTAAAAAGATTCGCAGGGCCAGTGCTTCTACGGTTTCCTCGTTTTTCCTCTATCTGGGGCATAGCGGCTAGGGGGTTGGCTTGATTACGTCGAGTATGTCTACATCGAGTGCATTGCAGATGATGCTTAGGTCTCGCATTGTTAAAGACCCTTCAGAGCGATAAACAGTTCTGCTGAGTTTGCTTTTTGAGATACCTGTCTTCTCCGCAAGGGTGAGAAGGTTTTCTCCTCGGGTTTCCATCCAGCCCCTGATAGTTCGGTTAATTGCTTCACTAAATAGTGCTGACTCAGCCATATTTGGGGAGCCCATTATGCATTCCACTCCAAGTCCTCGGTAACAATGTCGTCTGCAGGATGTGCGGCTAGAGCGTAATTATCCTTAGCCGCCGCCCCCAGCTCGGGCAAGAACCTGAGCCGCCAGCTGAGCGTCCGTGAGTGATGCAAGCTCTGCTTCTGCTGCTTCTTTCTTGCGGGCGGCTTCTGCACGAGTAAATATTTCTGCGGGGCTCACTTCAAGAGCTTGGCAGATTAGTTCAAATTCGTTGGTAATAAGAGGTGACATGTCCTGGTTGAGGGTATGACTTAGACGAGTGCGACTGACCCCAGTCATCTCTTCCAACATGCGCAAGCTTAGGCGTTGCCTCGCTACGATGGCCCGCAGCTCTTCATTAAGAAGCTGGCTGAAACGGCTGGATGGGCCAGTACCTCGGCGATTTCCTTGCTTTTTCTCGACTGTTTCATTGAGCAGGCCTGTTTCAGGCTGAGAGGTGGAGCCCATCACGCACTCCATCCCGAATCCTCGGTAACAATATCGTCTGCAGGATGTGCGGCTAGAGCATAGCCTGCCTGCCTTGCAGCTTCGGCACGTGCCAAAATCTGCGCAGCCAGTTCCTTATCAGACGCTGAAGAGGTTTCCGCCGCCAACTCTTTCTGCAATGCCGCTTCTGCGCGGAAACATACCTCAGCAGGACTCAGATCAAGCGCCCTACAAATGAGTTCAAACTCGTTCGTATTGAGCGGGGAAGAATCGAGGTTCAAAGTTAGGGAAAGGCGATTGCGGCTAACCCCTGACAATTCCTCTAGCGCCCGCAGAGTCAGCCGGCGGCGTGATTGCGCGGCGCGCAGTTCCTCGTTCAGCAGTTGGCTAAATCGGTTTGCGGGGCCAGTACTACGGCGGCCTGCGGTGGTTTTACGTTCTTGCTTCATGCACTCAGTGTATATAAAAACAAGAAAAAAATCTAGATTTTTAAAAAATTTCAGATTTTCGCTTGACTTGTCCCATACCAGAGACATAAACTAATTACAACACCAGGAAAGGAGGGTGGCCATGAGCACCCGACAAATTGGCGAAATCCTAGCGGAAAATCTCTCGCTCGCACTCGCCAAGACCAAACTCACTCGAACTGACGTAGCCAACCGAGTAGGAATCAGTCGAGCTCGACTCTCAGCCCTCGAAAACCACAACTCGCCAATCCGAGCCACTGAGCTCTGGAACTTGGCAGCAGTGCTCAAAGTGAGCCCTGGCTGGTTTTTCGAGGAACATATTCCCGAACTAACCACCGCTTAATTTTTTTATCCCCTTGTCCCTGGTATGGGATTTATACACGCGTAAAGGACGTAAAAATGTTGACCATCCCGCACGAGGGACTGACCATCTGGTCGCCCGATGAACTCGCCGAGGCTCTCGGAGTTTCCGCCACTACCCTCGCCGATTGGCGAACGGCACGCACCGGCCCCGAATTCATCCGAACCAGTGCTGGACAGCGCGGAGGGCGCGTCTACTACACCTCAACCGCAGTAACCGCCTGGCTGAGCAAGCTACCTGTCACTCACACCAACAACTGAGGAAACACCAATGAAAGAACACAAAGGTTCCCCCTTCACCATCACCGTCCTACCCCTCACCCGAAACATGAAGATCGTAGGCAGTGTCCTCAAGCTCAAATGCGTCACCTGCGGGGAGGAAAAAACCAAATCCGTTGAATCACTCAACTCCCTGGTCATCCAAGACGCGCTTAAAGAGCTCTTCGAAGAATCCAGGCTCCACGCCAGCTACCACGACGACACCAGCGACGCCGAATAAGCCAAGGACACACCACCAATGAATAAGGAGATGGCAATGACCACAAACGAAGAGAACGAAATGTTTCAAGAAATCGGAGAAAGAAGCCTCCGTATCATCCGGCAGGTCACTGCTGGGATGAACCTCAGCAACGCCGAAGTGGCTATCACCTTTGACTCCAGAATCGACGTCAAAGAATTCACCATCCGAGGGCTCCTCCTACCCCTCTCCCCAGAGGAGGAGGAAGAGGCGGAAAAGAAGAGGGAGGAAAGGGCCCGTAAGTTACTCGACCAGTTGAACCGGAGATAACCACACCACCAACGGATAAGGAGCACTAACCATGAAAACCGCCAATGACGTGGCACACAAACTAGCCACCAAATACGCACGAGGCACCTGGTGGGTCGGAACCCCCATCCTCAGCCGCCACGACCCCCGCCTCGAAGAAGGCAAAACCGCCCCGGCGGCATGGTGCGGAGTCTGCCAGACAGTCTTCGCCGAGTTCCCCAACAGTAAGCGCCCCTCCATCTCTGCTGGCGCCGCCGCACCAGCCCACATCAAAGACGCACACCCCGCGATTTGGAACGTGTTCATCGACCAGGCACACCTCGCAATCCGCGCCGCCGTCATCTGGTGGGCACGCAGGCGAAACCTCCCCACCCACCAGTGCCTCGAACTCGTAGAGAACCCTCTGGATAAGCACTGGATGAACATCCACATGCCCTGCCCCATTGGATGCGGCATCACACTCCACGAGCACTTCGCCACCGACCAGATCAAGGACGAAGCAGGCCTCACCTTCTCACAGGACGTCACCGACGCCTGCATCCTCCGCATGGCTGAACACCTCATGCGGCACAGCAGCGACAAGCTCAGGGCACTCTAACCCATCAAACAAGGAAGAAACCGAAGTGACTACCAAGACCAAGCGCGACCGCGCAGCAGGCCGTCAGCACCGCCACACCGCAATCCAAGGCATTATCAACAACCACCAAGGCATCATCGACGACATCGCCAGCATCGACAACAGCATCGCCGCCCTGCAAGAGAGGACATGCGACCTCGGCAACAGGGTCGACAGCTGGTACACCAAGCTCGACCGAGCCAACAAGGACGCCCTCTCAAACGTCGCCTACACCATGCAGTGTGTCGTCGAGAACGAACGTAAGGCAGCCGAAGTTGAGAGCGCCGTCGGCATCCTCCAGGAGTCCAGCAAGGAACACCAGGGAGACATCGCCATCCTCAAAGAGGTCACTAAGCGACAGATGCCCATCAACGCCAATCAGGTGACCATCAACAAGATGGCTCACGACGCGCAGAAGAAGCAACAGAAAGCTATCGCCCAGCTCATCGCCTACACCGACAAGGTGAACGGCCGCGCTGACGCTCTCCAGGAAGAGCTCGATGAAACCAATAAGAGGCTATTCCAGCTTGCATGGGTCAACACCGTCATCTGGCTCTGCGCAGCACTCACCATCTTCGCTCTTCTCCTCATCCGCTAAGGAACCACCAATGGAACACACCATCCGAAACACCAAACTCGTTATCTGGGCACTCGTCCTCGCAACCGTCACCATCGCCGGCATCGCGAGCGCTCAGGAAGATATCGGGATCCGCGGCGTCTTGCTCGTCGCCTCGTTGATTCCTGCGGCACCGGCAATTCTGCTGGGTTCTTGGGTGAACGATATGAAGGCAGGTGGTCTCGGTGAGCAGCGTTAGGGCTAAGTTGCCGTCCCCTGTTGATTGGGGGGGGTCTGAGCGTTTGTACACGCAGGCTGAGGCGGCTGAGGTCTTGGGTATTAGCCAGGGGACGCTGACGAAGCGTGTGCATGGCTGGACTATCAAGGCTGTGGCGTGGAGTGAAGAGACTGGTTTCTGTTTCACGCAGTCTTCGTTGGATAAGGCTCTGGAGCATGCGTCAGCGCGCCGCGCTCGCCATAGGACGTATCGGGGTTGTTTCCCTAGTGCGGAGATGCTGACCCCGCCGCGTATGCGGGTCTCCACGATTGACTGGAGCCGCCCCTACGAGGGAAGGGAATCGTAATGAACACGTGTACTGGCTGCGGGGCGCCTATCGAGGAGCGTACCCGTGGATGCAGGATTTGCTCCAACAGGCACAACAAGTGGCGGCGTGCCGGGGATAAGCGGGCGTTGCGTCCGCCGAGGCACAGGAAACCCTCACCACCACACAGCCGGCTACCGAACTCATCTACCGCCCTCACCCCACCACAGAGCCCGTCCCCGAGGAAACCCTCGACAGTCCCCGAGACATCGAGAACCTCCACAACCTCCAATCCTGGTTGAGCGCCCGCCGCGCTCGCCTCACCAAGAAACACTAACCACCTTTTAGGAGTCACCATGCGGCACATCATGCACACCGTCGAGCATGCCGCCCTTGTCCAGGCCGCCGCCTACGGCAAACACCGCGCCGTCGCTCTCTGCGGCAAGACCGTCGACATTGACCTGTCAGGATACTTCATCACCTACGACCGCGCCCCGCAGCGCACGCCGGCGAAACTACCCGGCGTATGCGCCCCCTGCGACCTCTGCCGAATGGAGCTACACAATGCTTGACGTCGACATCCTCGGCACCCTCGCAGAAGCAATCTGGCTCGACCACGAGAAGAACTGCCGCATGAGCGAAACCCACCGCCGAGCCCTCTACTGGATCACCCTCCACTCAGACACCAACGGGCACAGCGACCTCTCCCCCACCAACCTCGCCCAACACCTGGGCATCTCCCAGCCCACCGCCAACAAACTCTGCAAAGAGCTGCGCAACGCAGGGCTGGTCACCTTCCTCAAAATAGTCCCCTCCGCATCGGACTACCGGTGCGAACTCAACATCGACAGAATCGGAGCGCTGACATGAGCTACGGACACATCCTCGCCGCGTGGAAAGTCACCGGACTCACCCCGCGTGAAAAGGTGGTGCTGCTGGCGCTCGCCGACTGCATGAACGCCACGACGGGTATGTGCTTTCCGTCAGCGCGGCGACTCGGCGAAATGACGGGGATTCATGACCGGAGCGTATGGAGGGTGCTAGGGCTTCTCGAAGAGAAAGGATTGATTACGCGGATCAATCGGGAACTGGATAGAGGCGGGAAAAGCTCAAACCGTTACCTTCTCCATTTGTCGGAGCCTGTCCCACCACCGACCTCGCTCCCCATGACGGAGCCAGCACAGCCCTATGAAGAAATCTACACACCCCCCTATGACAAAAACGACATAGCCCCTATGACACAACAGCACACCCCCTATGACAAAAACGACATAGCCCCTATGACACAACAGCACACCCCCTATGACAAAAACGACACACTAACCATAGAAGAGAACCATAGAAGAGAACCAAGGGAAGATAACACTCATGGTCAGCTCTTCGAGCTGACCGAGACAGAGCCCACCCCCAAGCCTGCAAAACCCAAAAAGCGGCCGCTCGGCGAATACACCGAAGCCTTCGAAGACTTCTGGAAAATCTACCCCTCCAGCCGTGGCAAAGCCGCAGCGTTCAAAGCATGGGGAAAAGCGAAGAAACGCGGAGCCACGGAAGAGCAACTCAAGACAGCCGCCGCAGCCTATGCCGGATACGTCGCCCGCCTTGGCCGCGCGGAGGAGCACATCAAGCACGCATCCTCCTGGCTCAACCAAGACGACTGGCTTGATGAGCCTGACTCTTACCAAGTCAAACCCGCCGCCGGCAGCTTCGCCCGCCGTGCCGCAGGCACCGTCAACGCCCTCAACCCCAACACCCCACCACCAACCCAGATACCCACCGCCAACTACTACGCCCTCACCTAAAGGAGCACCCCATGACACTCGACGAGTTCCGCCAATTCTGGCTCCTCCTCATCGCAACCGATACCCGCATCGAGTCACTCGACCCCATGCAGGAAGCCGCCGCAGGCATCTTCGTCGGAGAAATCCCCGCAGAACGCAGCACCGACCTCATCAAGGAGCTCTACGCCGAACGCCTCTATGGATCCCCCCAAATCCCCGACATCGCCAAAGCCTGGGAACGCCTCAAAGAAAAGGACGCCGCGCTCGCCCACAAGAAGCGCACCCTGAACCGCCTCATGGCACTCATCAACGAAGAGAAGGAAGACGTCTATAGCGAGACTGACTGGGTAAACATCACCGCCCTCATCAACCGCTACAACGCAGTCCTCGCAGGAATCGACCCGCACCACCGAGGAACCGCCCAGCCCCTACCCCCATACCCCCGCCCGCAGCTGAAGGCACTCACCAACGCCAACGCCGCAAACGTCCACGCAATCGCAAACACCATCGGAAAGGACCTCACCCATGTCTAACGAACTGACCATCGTCGGCAACGTCGGCGAAACCATCGAACTGCACAACCTGCCCGGCGGCGGCACCGTCTGCAACTTCTCCGTCGCAGACAACCGCGTCCGCAAAGAACAGGACGGCACCTTCACGACCCTCAACACCACCTGGCGCCGCGTCGCCGCCTACAAGAACGCCGAAACCATCGCCGAAGCCCTCACCAAGGGAGCACGAGTCATCATCCGAGGAATCGAAGAAATGCGAACCTACACCCGCACCGACGGCACCGAAGGCAACCAGCTCCGCTTCATCGCATCCGTCGTCGGCATCGTCCCCACCAACCCCAAACCCATCGGCTCCCCCGCCGCCCGCCCGGCACCGCGCCCCGCAGTACCCGCCCAGTACCCGCCCAACGGCTACCAGCAGCACCCCGCACCCCAGGCACCGGCGGCACAGCCCGCCCCGCACTCGCCGCAGGGATACCAGCAAGCACCGGCATACCCCACCCCGTACACCACCGACCAGCCCCCGTTCTAAACACCCACCATTAGGAGTCACCATGAACACCAACAGCCAGCCCACCAGCTACAACGACCTCAAGCGCCTCGCAGGAGAAGCCCTCGCCCAGGCCGTCACCGAAGCCAAGAGCGCCCCCACCCTCAACCAGCGGCTCACCACCCTCGAAACCGCCTACGATGCCTCGACCGAAGCCACCGCAGGCCGACTCAAGGAACACACCGAAGAACTCAAGACGCATACCGAAACGCTCAAGGAAGCAAACCGCCGCGCCAACTGGCAAGACCAACGCATCGCCGACCTCAGCGACAAGCTGCTCGCCACCCAGACCTGGCTCACCTTCTCATTCGCCCTAATCATCATCCTCACCGTCATCAGCAGCTTCTTCCACTAAGGACAAACCAATGACCGAACACCAAGAGCCACTAACCTTCTTCGTCGGAGGAACCCCAATCCCCCAGGGGTCCAAGACAGCAATCAGACACGGCACCCGCGCTCGCCTCATCGAAGCCAACAAGCGACTCAAGCCCTGGCGCAACACCCTGCAAACTGCGCTCACTGCCCAAGCTGCAGGCCGCCGCATCGAAGGCCCCTTCACCATCCGCCTCAGCTTCCTGTTCACCCCACCCCAACGCCCCCGATACCGAAACGCCAACGGCGAAGGCATCCACGCCGTCAAACCCGACGTCGACAAACTCACACGAGCCGTACTGGACTCCCTCACTAACGCCGACATCATCGACGACGACGCACGATGCACCACCCTCATCGCCACCAAGAACTACACCACCAAGCTCCATCCCTGGCCCGGCGTGCGAATCATCATCGAGCCCACCACCCACTAAGGAGAAACACCATGAACGCCAACACCTACCTCCCCGGCACCACCACCCACAACGGCTACACCATCCGCTTCGCCGTCCAGCACGACGCACTCCACAACCCCACCCGCGTCTGGTGGTGCATCCTCGACATCGCCCGCGCCGCCGGCTACCGAGGCAACTCCCTCCAATCCCAAATCCCCGACAACAACCGAATCGAATACGCAGCAGACGGCAAAAGCAAACTCCTCTACGCGCCCACCAACGCACTAACCCGACGGATCAAGTACGCCCGCCTCAAGCACAACAAAACCGAACGTCTCGCCACCGCCGCCTGGATCAAGCAACACGAACACGAACTCCTCGCCGGCCCCGTCCCCACCACCTACCAACCGTGCACAGCCGGCGGCCCCGCGCTCGCCGCAAGCACCGTCCCCGGCATCGACGACCTCCTCACCCCCAACCCCACCCGAACGGAAATCAACACCAACCTCGCAGACCAAGCACGCTACGTCACCTCACACGTACACACCCTCTGCGCAGGCATCATCGCAAACCCCGCAGCCGACGAAAACACCGTCAAACACGCACTCGACCTCGAACGCCTCGCACGATACCTCGAATGGAAAACCGAAAACCTCACCAAGGAAGGAACCGAACAATGCTAGAACGCCTCGCCATCTACACCTACAAAACCATCAAAAACTAACACCCCACACACCACGGCCCCCCCGCCCCCCCCCCCCCACCCCCCCACCCCCCCCCCCCACCACCCACCCATGCACCCCACCCCAACACTCGAAAGCATGATCACCGCCCTCTGCGACGGCAGCCCCCGCATCCGCAAACTCGACGACGGCACCCCAACCGTCATCCAAGAGATGCCACTCCTCGACCAACTCCGCATCGCCATCACCGACAGAAACGGAACAGGACGCAGCGGCAAAAACAAAAACACCGGCGCAATCTGCAACCTCGACGTGATCGAACTTGAACACGACATCCGCAACCGCACCACCCCACACACCACCACCCCCAACCCCACGCTCAAACAAGCCGTCCGAGAATGGGCAACCAACGAAAACCGAACCGTCGCAACCATCTACGCCACAGAATGGACACGACGCATCCGAACCCTCAACCACACCACCGTCCACCTCCACAACACCCCCTGCCCCCGATGCAAGAAAGCAACCCACACCCGCCAACTCACCGACGGCACCACCAAAGTAGACGACGCGCTCGCTATCATCGTTCGCCCGGAGGAACATCCCTCAAGCCGAGTCATGACGTGCTGCGGAGCCTGCGGCTGGACTGAGACAGGGTATGAAGCAATCAAGCGCCTCGCCCACTTGCAAGCTGCGGAAATTTTTGTAAAATAAAAGTTATCGAGCACAGCTGTGCCCAAAGCCCCCGGTAACCGTCAGGTGCCGGGGACTTTTTTATTCCCAAAGAGGTGAAAATGCAGATACTAATCGCCTTTTTTGCCGCCGTAATCGGCACAAACCTGACAGTTACTGCTTCCGAGCTGACACTTAGAGCAACAGCGTCACGAATTTTCACCACAATCCTTGGGGTCGCGATGAGTTCAGCCACAGCCCTTGTAACGCTATGCCTTGTCACGATTTAGAGGAGGGCAATGCACGCACGACGCATCACGGAAGAAGAACGTGAGAAGGTGCTAGCACTGATTTCAGGTTATTACCCAGATGCCAGCGAAATAATCTTTGAGCAACAGATTTTTGACGACAAACAAGTCGTTATTGTCGTGACAGTAACCTCATCTGCACCCCACCCCGTTATCTAGGGAGGACACCATGTGCTACAGAGACTTCACCGACGAAGAATAAGAGCAAATCTTCAAGACACTCCAAGAGCGGTTCCCCGCAGAATGGGACGTCGACATCAGCTGGGGACAACCCCTCTTCGACTTCAGTTGCCGCTTTGATCTCATCATCTCCAAGGCGCAAGTTCGCGCCATCATCGGAAGCAGGTGCGACTGTGACCAAGTACAGTGACCGCACATACCGCAAACGCGCCGCCGAACTGCGCAAAGCAACCAGCGACGGAGGCTGGCCCTGCCACCTCTGCGGCAAACCAATCGACATGAGCCTGCCCTACACACACCCGCTCGCTTTCACCGCCGACCACCTCGACGCAATCGCCAACGGCGGCCAGCTGCTCGGCGACCTTGCACCAGCACACCGACGATGCAACAGCAGGCGCGGACGTAAACGACTTGCACACCAGATACGAGCACCAAAGACCACGCAAGCATGGTGAGTGGTTCAAAAAGTTTTTTATTCGACGACAACGAAACGGAATTGGTTTTCAGATAATGACGAAATGGGAAACGTACCCCGGGGGTTACCCCTCCCCGGCATGGAGTTTCCCCCTTCGGTCATAGTGACATCCCCCCGCGGGCTCTGAAACCCAAAATTTCCCGTTGAGAGGGGGTTCTGTGGCTGAGAAAAAAGGCCGCAGTCTAGCCCCTTGCGGGACTACGGCGGCGGCTAAGCGTCACCGCCGTCATGGTGAGCCTCCTTGCCCGGAATGTAAGGCTGCGGAGCGTGCCGCGTCGAAGGCGGCGCGTGATCGTAAGGCTGCGGAGCGGCCGGCTCGGGTGGCTGGGCAGGCGGCGGCTGGTGCTCCTGTTGTCCAAACCGTTGGACAAAGCGGCTCCGTGGTCGTTGAGCAGATGGTCGCCTATGGTGCGACCCGTGAGATTCCTGTGCCGACGCATGAGGACCCGCTGGAGTCCGCGCGGTGGCGCCTCTACCGTGCCCGTGCGGCTCTGATTGTTGCTGGGCCTCGTGATGTGGCGGCTCTGCTGAACGCTGAGCGTGAGGCTGTGGCTGACATCGCGAAGCTGAGTGAGGCAGTGAAGCCGAAGATGAGCGCACTTGATGAGCTGGCGGCTCTTAGGCGACGACGTATCGAGGAGGCACAGGTCGCCGGATAAGGAGGTGAGGCTCTGTGACTGAGACGACTCAGCTGATGGGGTCTCAGACTCCTCGCATTGACGTAACACCACTTCACGTTAGCTCTGCAGGTGATGAAGCAGTTGCTGTGGCAAAGATGGCAGGTCTTATCCTTGACCCCTGGCAGGAATATGTGCTCCGTGGTTCGCTGGCTGAGCGTCCAGATGGGCGCTGGCAGGCTTTCGAGGTTGGGCTTATCGTTCCTCGACAGAATGGCAAGGGATCCATCCTTGAAGCGCGTGAGTTGGCGGCAATGTTTTTGTTTGGAGAGAAAGTCACGCTGCATTCGGCGCACCATTTCAAGACTGCTGCCGAACATCATCAGAGACTTGAGTCTTTGATTCGCAATAGTGAACTGGTTGAGTGCATGCAGGGGTACAACGGTGACCCCCACGGGAAGATTCCTGGCATTAAAACTGGCAACTCTGGCATGTCTTTCACGGCGGCGAATGGTAATCGCATCCTTTTTGCGGCGCGTAGTAGCGGCTCCGCGCGTGGATTCACTGCGGACTTGGTTGTTTTTGATGAGGCGTTCGATTTGTCGAGGTCGGCGCAGGCATCTATGTTGCCGACGCTGGCATCAAAAAGTTTGCATCAATCCCCACAGATCTGGTACACGAGTTCTGCGGGGATGCCGGATTCTGAGGTCTTGAAGGGGATTCGAGATCGAGCTCTTAGCCCTGAGAAAGAGGAGAAGCTGGCGTTTTATGAGTGGTCAGTTCCATCTGAGGCGGACCCGGCAGACCCGAAGAACTGGGCTTTAGCTAACCCGGCTCTTGGGTACCGAATAAGCCCCGATTATGTCGCTTCGGAGCGTTTGGCGATGAGCGATGAGCATTTCAAGCGTGAGCGCCTTGGTATCTGGTCGAAGGTTGGCTCTTCGTCAGCGATTCCGGCTGATTTCTGGGCTCAATGCTTCGATGAGAAGTCCCGCGCTGGGGTGGAGATAGCTTTTGGCGTCGATGCGACGCCGCTGCGTGACGTGGCGACGATTGCCTTGGCTTCTCGTCGGGCTGACGGGAACATCCACATTGAGGTTATCGACAGGCGTGTGGGAACCGATTGGGTTCCGCAGCGTCTAGAAGAGCTGAAGCGGAAGTGGCGACCTGTGGCTATGACCTACGCGGCGGGTTCACAGACGACGGACGTAATTTCATCATCACCAAAGACTAAGCGGATGATGCGAGGTCTTGACCACCGCACGTATCAGCAGGCATGTGGAGGATTTTATGAGGCGCTTGGCCGCGGTTCGGTTCGGCATACCGGTCAGGAGGAGTTGGATGCTGCTGTGCAGGCTTGTCGACGCTCTAAAGGCGGTAGTGAGCTATGGAGTTGGACGCGTGATGATCGAAGCCAGGATATTTCGCCTTTGGTGGCGTGCACTCTTGCGCTCCATGGCCTAACTGAGAAGGACAAGAAGGGAGGTAGCCAATGGGCCGTGTTGTAAAGAACCCCCGCAAATGGGAGAACTACTATAACGGCGAAGCGAGGTTGGACGCGATCGGCGTGTCCCTGCCTCCTGACGTCCGCATTCTTGAAATGCAGGTCGGCTGGCCGAAACTGGCCGTGGACGTGCTCGTTGAGTCGCTGGTCCTTGACGGTTTCTCCATTTCCCGCCACGGCGGTCAGGATGAGGCCCCTGAACAGCTGAACCGCATCCTGCAATCTAACAACTTCCGCACGAAACTGACATTGGCACTGACGGAGGCTCTTGTCTCTGGCGCCGCATTCATGGTCGTGGGTGGCGGCTCTGACCCCTCTATCCCGCACATTTCCGTGCACAAGGGGGACGAATTTGAGCTGCGGAGAGACGCTACGGGCCGCCTAATCCAGGCTACCCAGACTTACCGCGACGGTTTGGACACGTACCGGGCTGTTTACGAAATCGGCGCGACCCGATTCTATGTGCTCCGCGACGGCTTCGAAGTTCTCACCCATATTGATGAGCACGGCTTCGATGGTATCCCCGTGATTCCCTTTGTGAACCAGATTCGCCTTGGTGAAGAGGGGCGGAGTGAGATTGAAGAGATCCACAAGTTGTGTGATGCGGCGGCGCGAACGCTGACGAATCTGCAGGTGGCTCAGGAGCTCCTGTCCATGCCTGTCAGGTTTTTGTTCGGCGATGGCGTCGAGGAAATGTTTGTAGACGAGGACGGGAACCCGCGGCGGAACCGCTTGGAAGCCTATTTCGGGCGTTTCTTGGTTGGTCCGAGCGGGTCGCAGACCGGCTCGGTGCCGGGTGCTGACCTGACCCAGCTGCTGAACACGTTCAAAGTCTACGCACAGCAAGTGTCCTCGCAGACTGGCATCCCCCCTTTCATGCTGGGTGTCTCCACGGAGTCGAACCCGGCAAGCGCGGAGGCGATGCGAAGCGCGAAGGACCGCCTCATTACGAAGGCGGAGCTGAAGCAGTCGATTTTTGGTGACGCTGTAGAGGATTTGGCGCGGTGCGTCCTGGCAGTTGCCGGTGTGGACACCGAGGGACTGGAGACGCTTGAGGCGCGTTGGCGTGACCCCGCAGTGATTTCGCTGAGCTCTCGCAACGCATTGATGTTGCAGGCGCAGGCTCAGGGCGTTGTCTCCTCTGAGACAGTCCGCGAGTCCATGGGTCTGTCGCCGGAGCAGTTGAAGCGCGACCGCGCGCTAGACCAGCGGCTTGCTGTCTCACTTGGTGACCCCGTCGCTGAGGGGTAGGTGGCGAAATGCTGGATGATGTCACGAAGGCGTATGTAGACGCGCTCGCCTCAATCGGCGGCGCGTTTGTCAATGCCTTCACTGACCTGCTGTCCGCGTTTGATCTGTCAGACCGGGCATCAACTGAGAAGCTGGTTCCTGCGGCGCACCGTGTAATTCAGCGGCACCGCCTCCAGGCGGTTAAAGCTGCCAATGACTATCTGGACACGTCTGCGGCGCCGTTTGGCGCGCTCGCGTACCACCCCACGCCTGAACCCTATACAGTTCAGGCAGTCAGGAAGCTGTTTCGTGAAAATCAAGGAGCAACACCTGAGCAGTTGACTGCTGCGGCACGGCGTCATGTGGTGATGGCTGGCCGCAGGCAGGTGATGCGGTCTGTCCTGGATGCTGAGTTCGACGAGTTCACGTCTGAGGATGAGCGTGAGCGTCATGAGCGTGGGTCGGTCACGCTGGAGGGCTTCGATGAGGCTCTGGCGGCGGTGAATGATTCAGCTGATGAGGCTTTGCATCGGGCAGAGGCGGAGGCAGAGGACGTAGCCGACGTGCAGGATGCTCCGAGGCTCCGCCCGGTTGGGTGGGCGAGGGTGCTGCAGGGGCGCTGGTCATGCGGTTTTTGCATCATGCTTGCCGCGCGCGGCGCGGTCTACAGCACCGCTGATGCGGCGCAGTTGGTGGCGGCTGAAGCGGGGAAGAAGTCCCGTGAAGGCGGCTTCCTCTCGCGCCGTGCGAGGACGGAGCTGCGGAAGAAGAACCCGCGCGCGTTTCATGAGCATTGCGACTGTATTGTGGTGCCTGTTTTTGATCCTGAGAATTGGTCGGGGCAGGCGGAACAACAGCGGTTGCAGGACTTTTATCAGAGGGTGATGGCGGCGGAGGATTCTAAACTCCGTGCTGACCCCGAAAATTACAAGCCAGTGAAAGTGGCGACGTTGCTCGATAGGGCGGTCGCTGTAGAGAAGGCGGCAGGTCCGCCGGAGGAGGAATAATGTCCACTGCTGAAGTGCCTCTGAACGAGGGCACCGAGATTGAAGAAGCCCCTGCCCCGCAGGAGGAGTCTCCTACTGTTCCCCCGTGGGAGCGTGACGGTGAGATCTTTGACCCTGAGCGCGCCTGGAAGCTGGTTCAGAACCTGAAGGCTGAGCTGGCGGCGGTGAAGGCGAAGCAGACTGAGGCTCCTGAACCTGTTGCTGAAGAGTCCGAGCAGGAATCTGCAGCAGAGCCCGCTGAGGCTGAAACCTCTGAGTCGCAGGATGATTCTGCGGCGCAGATTGCGTCCCTGCAGGCTGAGCTGGCGCGTGTGAAGGCGCTCGCCAGTGTCGGTCTGTCCCAGGATTTCGCCCCGTTTGTGCCGGGTGTGACCAGCGAGGAAATCGAGAAGAACCTCGCTACTCTGCAGCAGCTCATCAGTGATGCCGCGAATGAGAAGACCGAGGCGGTCCTCACGGCGGCACCGAAGAGCCGAGGCATGGCGCCGAACCCCGCACAGCACGCGGCGCCGGCACGTGACGTTTATGAAGAGACCGCAGAATACATCTTCGGTCGATAAAGCCGACAAGCCCCTCTTACCTCAAGAGGGGCTTTACCTATACCTAATTGGAGGAATAAAGAATGAGTGCAACTGCTACTCTTGACGTTTTTAAGCGCGGCGGCATCCTGCCGCCGGCGTACGCACGTCAGATCATTGCTCGCGCAAACGAAGCATCCGTTGTGCAGAAGCTGGCGAAGTCGGTACCGATGCCGATTACTGGCACTAGCATTTCCGTTCAGACCTCCCAGCCGCAGGCTGGCGTGGTTGGCGAGGGCCAGCTGAAGCCTGTGACTAGCATGGGTCTGACCACCAAGTCGATTAAGCCTATCAAGGTCGCCGCCACGATGTATTGGTCGCGAGAGGCGCGCGAAGCTGACGAGGCGGGCTACCTGAAGGTCCTTGAACAGCAGGCAGCAGCTGCGATTACCCGTGCATTTGATCTTGCTGTGCTCCATGGCAAGAGTGCCCTCACTGGTCAGGAAATTACGGGTGTCGAGTTCGTGAATCAGACCACTAACCGTGTTGAGCTGGGTAGCTCTGCGAAGGACAAGGGCGGCATCTTTAATGAGCTGATGGCAGGTACCGACCTGGTGAACCTGAATGCCGATTTTGACTTCGAGGTGGACGGTTTCGCAGCAACCCCTGAGCTCCGTTCTCGACTCTACACCGCAACTGACACTACCGGTCGCCCTCTCTACAGCGACACGATTGACCTGAAGGCAGGCCTCGGCAATGTGATGGGTCTCCCTGTTGCCTATTCTCGCTCGGTTTCTGGCAAGGTCGGCGCCGCCCCTGACACGAAGGTCAAGGGCTTCGCAGGCGACTGGAGCACCCTGCAGTACGGTTTTGTCGACAAGCTGACTCTCCGATACACCAACCAGTCGACCATCGTGGATAACGGAACCATGGTTCACCTGTGGCAGCAGAACATGGAAGCCATGCTGGTGGAAGCCCAGTTCGGCTGGGTCTTCACCGACAAGAGCGGCTTCGTCGCATTTGAAGACAAGGTCGCTGACAAGTAATCAGCTACTGACGTTGAGGAGGAGACATGAGTGAGATGCTGACTATCGCGTCCGTTGAGGATGTGAAGAGCGCTCTCCGCCGCGATTTCCGTGGAGATGAGGAGTCTCATGTCTCCTCCTTGCTGGCGAAGGCGGAGAATTTGATTCGTATCCGCTATCGTCGGCTCGACGAGCTGACTTTGGACGAGGTCGTTTTCGACCTCGTCAGGAATATCGAGGCTGAGGCGGTAGCCCGTGTACTTCGTGCGGATGATGGCGGCATCTACCGCAGCGAGACTGAAGACGGCTACTCGTACCAGCTGAACTATATGGTCGCGAGTGGCTTGTTGGACATTCTGGAGAAGGACTGGAAGAACCTTGCGCAGGCGACTGGCTCCGGCAGGTACCGGACCGTCGCCCCTGCGACTGATGGTTATGCTGCGGCGCGTAGTAGCGGCCACATCGCGGCCGGACCGCGGCCGGTTGCG